ACGCGCCCCTCGCCTGCTGCCTCAAGGATAAGGGTGGCGGCGATAATGTCGGCGCGACTATGAGACACAAAATCCTGCGCGGGCAGCGCCAGCGGCAACAAAGCTGCCCCAAAAAAGATCAGTTTCCGAAGGAGGAGGGAGTGAATTTTGTTTTGCATACTCAAGGACTTTATCCGTGTTCCAATCAAAAGCAAGAATTAATTTGGCGATTTGAAACTCGTCCAGTTTTTCCACTTTGTCAGTATTGTTTTTCATCGGGGCCGATAATGGAGTAAATGGCGAAAGCGTCAGGACCGTGTTCGCGCCGAATGCGGGCAAGATGCTTGAACTGCGCCCCCACCGCACCCCGAAGGGTACGGTGGTTGGAAAGCAGCACGCGATTTTCTTTGTCGATAAGAGCGAACAGGGAGAACATACCGGACTTAGGCTTGCAGGAAACCGTTGCTGCGGAGGAAGGATTCATATTGGGCGAGGAGGTCTTTGAGGTTACGGGTACGGGTAGACATTAGGTGGCGAATGGTCTTGGAGGCTTGCTGTCCGCGACTCAAGCGCATTCCAGCGATTTCGAGCTTGAGGCCAGAACGCAGGGCGAGCAGGCGATAAGCAAAGATTTGGTCAGGGGTGGAGGCAACGAGTGATTGATTCATAAGAAAGAGAATGCAGCAGAAGCGCCGAATCACAAGAAAAATCTTAGGGGTGGGCCGAATTTTAATTGATTATTTATGCTTGACACGCGCAGATCAGCAAATCAGCAATCAGCAAATACAGAAATAGTAAATAGGGTCGATTCCCTATTTTGGGCATAGGGTATTCACCCTAGGGAGTGCCGGGCCTGGCCCGGATGTAAAAAAAATGTAAAAATGAAAAAGGGGGCTTGACAGCCCCCTGTTAAGATATCCGACAAGAAGTGTCGGAAAATTTTACTCTCCGTAGCAGCAGGGCTCTTCGTTCCTGTCCTCCCAGTAGCTGTCAAGGTAAGCATCTTCGGCGCCCCCGTAGTCCTCGTCGGTGCCGTGGCCCGCCGAGGCGAGCGCGTCAGCGTCAGCCTCCGCGTCCGTGCGGAAGCCGTCAAACGGCTCGTCGTCGGACTGCGCGTCCGACAGGGCGGCGGAAATCGCCGTGTCAACGGTGGACAGCAGTCCGTTGAGGGACTCGCCGCCAACCCGCGCCTGCTCGTTGATCAGGGCGTGCAGGATGCGGTCAGCTTCGATGAGGGTGAGGGTGAGGGTGACTTGATTCATCGGGAAAAAGGGTGAGGGTGAGAGGGGAGAGAAAAAGGGGGCTTAGATCGCCCCCGTGTCAACAGCGTCAGCGAAGCGCTCCCAGCCCGCCTCGACCTCATCGAGGAAGGCGAACCAAGCGTCCATCTCAGCAAGCTCGGCGGGCGAGAGGGCGGCGATTTCGTTGGCGGACTGGGGGAACAGGTCGAGGGTCATATTTGATTGGGTTACAGGAGAGAGAATGACTCCTTTTCGCGTGCGGTCAACTTTTATTTGATTTTTTTTCGGACAATTCTTGTGCCAACCACACAGGAAAAATGTGTCAATACGTGAAACTACGTAGAAGGTGTTTTTTACGTTTTTTTTACAATTGGTGCCGGGCCTGGCCCGGTTGTAAAAAATTTGTAAAAATGTTCTACGTGGAACAATCTTCTTGACAACCTCAGCTTATTTGCCGTCCACTTCTTTGGTTTCAACCACCGTGGTGGTGGTTTCCTCATACCACTTGGCAACGATATGGTCAGCAGGAATAGTTTCGGCCCAACCGTGACCAAGGATGATTTGATGATCCGTGGGGCGGTAATGATTTCTACGGTGGCGAATCGTTTCCAAAACTCGCCCCTTTTTGTAAGTGACGGGGGGCAAGTCGGGGGTTCGATAGTAAGTGAAGTCCTTGTTCAGAATGAACTTGGTGACGCACATAACCTTGGTGGTGGTCTTGCTCATAGGGGAAACAATGAGGGTTAAAGGGAAGGTTGCAAGGTTTTTTTACGCCTTCTTGAAGAAGGCCCAAACGCTCTCCCCGTCGTTGGGGTCGAGAATCTCCCAGCATTGGGTTTTTTCGTTCCAGAATTCTTGAAGCTCTTGGAAGTCATCCATTTGCAACTCTCGGCCTTCCTTCTTGCTCCACAGGAAGGGCCAATACTGGTTGAGGCGTTCTTCGACGATTTCAAGGGTCATCGGGCGACGGAAATCGTTGCTACCGATAGAGAGCGTGTAGAGTTGGGGGGAGGTGGTGTTATTCATTACTCCCTTAGAATAGGGGAACGTTGGCGCAACACAAGTTTTTTTTTGATTATTTTGCGTACAATCTTCGTGCCAACCGCATAGAAAATCTGTGTCAATACGTGAAACTACGTAGCTAGTGTTTTTTACATTTTTTTTACAAATCGTACCGGGCCAGGCCCGGATGTAAAAAATTTGTAAAAGAGAGAGAATGCGTAGAACTACGTATTGACCCTCCCTCTGTAAGCTTATCCTACAGAGGGTGTCGGAATCTCTTACATCGGGTCAACCGTGGCGAAGAGTACGCAACCCTCCGTGTAAAATTCCCAGCAATTGGGCTCGGGGTGGCATTCCTCGGGAGAGAGTCCCTCGGGGTAGTCCTCGCGGAAGCCGTGCATCTTGTCGTTGCGGTAGCGTTGCGGGTATTCGCTTTCGATCACGTCGTCTGCCTCGGCCAACGTGAGGTTGCGAAACGTGCGGTCATCCTGCGGGAACCAGACGCGAAACAGTTGCTCGCCTTGGGCATTGCATTTCATAGGGAAAGAGGGTTGATGTCGGATTTCTTTACAATTACTTGCCAAACGGCTTGATGGCGGCTTCCTCGACGCGAGCCACACGTTCGGCCAGCGACTTCTTGAAAGCGTCTTGCTGCTCGATGGTGACCGTGAAGGGGAGGCTGTGGTGAGCCGTGTCCAGAAGGTACTTGAACATCGTCGCTTGAAAGCGAGCGTTGGCGTTGCGATTCACTTCGGCAATGAATTCGGATTCGGATTGCATATTTGAGAGAGTGAGGGTTTCGGGGAGAGTTGCAAGAAAAATCAGCGACGATCCATCAGATCGCCCCACACCAGACGCGCGAGGTACAGAGCTTCGAACTCGGCAAGCTCGCGGTACGTCAGCTTGACACCGTTTTCCCACTCGGCCCACAACACGCCCGAATCGTCGCCGCAGTCACCAGAGATTTCCACTTCGAAGTCAGCCACCGTCTTATTGTTAAGGGTTAGTTTCATACATCAGAGAATGACCGTTCCCGCGCGCAATGCAACATCTTTTTTCGTGTTTTTCGAAGAATGGAAACACCCTCCCCCATTTCCAAAAAACGGCGGCGGCCCGGTCCGGGTTCGCGGGAGGGGGAGGGTTTTAGACCGCTCTACTACCAATTTCACCACCCTATACATACTACTTCCCTATCTCTCTACCTTATCCTATAGGTATTTATCTATATTAATAAACACCCCCACCCCCCCTATTTAAAAAAACAGTATTTAAATTAATAAAAAGCGCACCTCTAGTCTCCTGGAACCGGGCGCCCCTCTTTAGAAAGGGGTAAATTCCAAATTTGAATGGTATTTCGCCTCAGCAAACAAATTAATCCAATCTGGATTAGTAGATCGGGGCAAAAGCTCTGCCAATGTTGGCCTATCTAAAGAAATCGCAATATCAAGAGGGCCACTTTGGCACGCAATTACCTTTTCAGCTTTCGAAATTACCGAAAACCAATCAAAAATATCTTTTGGTTGATAGAACGAGCAATATTCTTTTAGGGGGAACTGCTGGTAATGCTCTTCATATCCAACATAAATGCTTTTCTTATATTTTTTAATTTGTTGGAGGTAAGGCTCCTTTAATTGGAGAACAAAAGGAGTCTTGGGTTTTCTATTTATGATTAAAGTATCGTCCCAGACTTCTTTCTCATCGAATCTTAACCAAGCGCCGGGAAAGGGGTCTTCTGAGTTTAAGTATGTTTTGCACAACAAGTCACGCCAGTTAGTCTTAAACAGAAATTTGCTAGCTCTGAATTCCGCGATATTAAGGTCAATAGTTTGCTCATCATAGAGTTCAAATGAATTGCAAAACTCTTGCTGCTCTATAACGGGCTTGAACTCGTTGAATGTATTAACTAGGCCATTTTCAAAACTGTCACCAATATTACTGAGAATAATATTAGATTTAGTCCCATCTCTTTTGTACAAATGGTGCGAAACATAAAGACTTCGAACAAAGTCCCCCATTTTGGGGCCATATAATATGTTTTTAATCATTACCAGTGATGAATAATATTAATTATCAGGGCAATGTCCGCAATAACGGCCAAAACCATGAGAATGAATTGGAACTTTTCTGATTTAGAGTCAAATTTCATCTCTGGCCTCCTTTTTCTTTCTTTTAAGTACCGCTTTCTGCTTGCGTTCTATCTCATCAACTTCTTCGTCCAGAATTTTAATTAAATCGCGGATAAGAATAGGCTTACCAGAGTGTTCTGTATAGTGCTCTTTTGGAAGCTTCTTCAATAGTTCAAGGTCATTCATTGCCGTGAGTTATTTTTTCTAGGAAAAACTGGATATTTTCTTGATTAAACCCAAAATCAGGATGCCCATGATATTCCATGCATTGCAAGTAAGAAACTTTACCTTTGGTTGAGACTTTGCGAAGAAACTCAATTTTGTTTCTATTCTCTCTCCTTGGCAGGTTATCAAGAAGAACAACTTGATCTCTTGGCGGCAAATCAATCATTTTATTTTTGATTTTTTCTCTGGGGTAAATCTCTTGCCCCGAAAACCCAAACCCAAATTGTTGATTCATTTTAGCTGCGTAATCAGCGCACGCAATTGTGAGCATATTAACGTTGCCAACAGCGCGAAACTGAGCTAGTAAATCCAATGCGCCCGGTCTTAGTGAGGTCTGTAGCGTTTGCCCAGACACTTCAATCTCAATAGCATCTGCCGTTGGATCTTCCCAGTCTTCGAAAGTGTGAATCAGTGTTTCATCCAAATCAACAAAAATATAAGGACTCATTGGTAAATTGAGTAGCCAATTTTTTGGCAGAGAGATGCCAGTTTTGAAAAGCCCAAGGCAATGTAGCTCCAAAACGACACCCACTTTCTTTTAAGAAAGCCAAACCAGCGGGCGTTCAAGAAATATTTATAAACTGGGCGCTCCATCTTAGCGCGATACTCTTCATTGCGCTTTTCTTCAGCGATTACTCTTTCCGTAACATCTCTGGCCTCAAATTTTACGAGGTCAATCTTTTCTACCTTACTATTTCCGAATCGAGCGTTAAATTCTACCCAAACCTCATAAGTTTTTTCACCCTTTTTAACGTCATAAAAATCGTAAAATCCAACATCCCCGTGATGAGGGACTTTTTCAAAGTAAGGCTCTTCTCTTTTGAAGTAGCCAATCCTCTCCATAAAGCTTTTGGAATTTTTGTTTCCTTCAATCCACTCAGTCTTGGCAAACTTTTCAATAAAAAGCTCGCCATTCTCAATCTTATAAACCGCCATTGCACACTCAAGATCTTTTGATTGAAAGTAGGCGTTTTTATTTCCAACACCGAAATCAATCATCTCTTGGCTGAGAGGTAATTGATCTTTAACGAAGATGTCATCGTACATTCCCATAAGATTAATTTTTTAAATTTGTTGGTAGGTTAGGTTGTTTGGTATCGGCTGTCAAGCTTTCTTTGTCTTTTTTCTTGGAAAAGATGTTATCCCAGTTTTCAACATATTGCTGGTATTTAATTGAAAATGGTCTTGGTTTAGATCCTTTACCATTCATATTTTAATACTTTCCCATAGAGGTTTCCAGTCAACGTATGGATCTTTTTCTGTTTCTGATTGCATGTGTAGAGCTAGGCAATGAACAGGGACGATGCCAAGAATTCCTCTCTTTGTCAAGAGGTGGTTTAAAGAAATATTTTCTAGTTCCTTTGGAACTTTGCCATCCGCAAATCTAATTATATTCAAAAATTTTTGCATTAAGTCGTAGTTATCCACAAATTGTTTGTGGTCTGTTAAAAAAGAGCAACTCATGTCGTAATATTGAATCCAATAGCCTTTTCTTCCTGTAAAGACTGCTCTTGGAGTACTTTTGTTTCTGTAGGAAACTTGCCATAGCCAGCAATCATTCCAAGGGCTAATGATAGCGGCACTATTCGTTTCTGTTTTAATTTTATTAAAACTATCCACGCATTCCGTAACTGCCTCTGGAAAGAACAAATAGTCATCTTGAACTTGGTAAACAAGATCTTTCCCGTTTTCGACTAGCCATTTATAGCAAGCTTCAATGCTATCAGCGATTCCAGTTTGATCCGTTAAATGAGAGATTTCGATTTTTAAATTTGGTAATTCAAATTCTTTTTGACACTGCTCCAAAAAAGCGCACAACTCTTCAGTGCAATGATCTTCTATCACCATAATGTGATGATTAGTTTCCGCTGATCTTTCCTTTGCTAAATTCCAAACTGACTGAAAAAAAGACTTGGAGCATTTTTTTGAAATCTCCGTTCTGCTGTCGCTACAAAATCTTTTTTGATTTTGAAACGATTTTACATCACAAGTTTGAAGAGCATAGTGAATGTTTAACATAAAACGTATAAATATCTTACAAAAAAATGTGACTATGTCAATACATTTAGAAAAATGTGAAGAGGAAACCTAACATAGTTTTTAGGTGTAAATATATCACATGGCTTACGTTACATACGATAATATTCGCCCATTCCTCTCTAATCAAGATGAGCAGAGCTTGAATACGGGCATTTATAATGTTTTGTATGCAACAAATTTTGCCGCTTCAAATAGTACAGCTTTAACAAGAGTTAAAAGAATTGGGCAAGAGCTTGATTATTACATACAAACGGGACCAAAGACAGCTTCTGTTTCAATGACGGTGATTCCTGTTACTGGAAGTAGCGTTAACCAATTAACAGGCTTTTTAGCTTTAACTGGAAATTCAACTAGCGGCTGTTATATCCAAGTTCCCGATTATCGTTTTGACAAATGTTTCCTAAAAAGCTTTTCCGTTTCTTTTGAGCCTTGGAAAGTGGCAACAGCAAATCTTCAGTTCGATTCTTATGGTCTAGCAACAGGCTCAGGAATTAATGTTTACACCTCTCAAGAAGCTCAGACAGGCATTATTTCTCCATTAAGAGGAATGGCTATTGCTTTTACAACCACAAACTTTACCCAAACTATTTCTGAGTACGAAAGTTTAAGTTTTTCAGTAGAAGTAGAGCGCCGCCCAAATTTTGAGATCGGAAATGCTTATCCAACACAAACAAGCGTAGCAAAAATAACAAAATCGCTTCAATTGGAAGGTATATCTAATATGGATTGGCTTTCTGATTATCAGCCAAACACCAGCGGCACTTTGACGGTAACTATGGCTGACGGTAATACAATTTCTTTAGCAGGAGTGTTAAGCGAACAGAACATTTCTATCGATGCGAACGGAGTAGCAAAAGGAGGGCTACGGATTGTAGAAGAGATGGTTTAATTTATGGCAAAAAAGCCCAAGAAAACAAAACAGACATCTTCGGAAGTCATTATTCCGCAGATGAAAACGGAAATCAAATTCAAAGAAAGAAAATTTAAATTTACCGAAAAACAACAAGATCTGTTAAAAATACTGCTGGAAGAGCAAACTAAAATAGTTTTTATTGCTGGTCCAGCAGGAACATCAAAAACTTTTATGGCCGTTTATGCGGCCTTAAACCTAATCAACCACAATGAAAAAGATATCGTATATATTAGAACTATCGCAGAAAGCGCTGACAAATCTATTGGATCGCTGCCGGGCTCTGTGGCAGAAAAGTTCCAGCCGTATCTACTCCCTCTGGAAGACAAAGTTCAAGAAATAATTGATCCTGTTGACGCTAATAGGTTAAGAGACGAGGGCAGAATTTCTGCTACTCCAATTAACTTTTTGCGTGGCAGCACGTTAAGCGACAAGATTATAATCGCAGATGAGGTCCAGAACTTCAGCGCCAAAGAGATCACTACCCTTATTACCAGAATTGGCGAGGGGTCAAAGATATTTCTATGCGGAGACTTTATGCAGCCAGATATCAAAACCCAAAACGGATTTCTCGACTTTTATAATCTATTTTCAGACGAAGATTCGCAAAAGAATGGAATTTACACTTTTGAGTTCACAGAAGAGGACATTAAAAGAAGCGCAATCTTGAAATTTATTATCAAGAAAATCAACTCAAAAAGTGTAAAGAGTGGTAGATAAAATGAAAATGGAGCGCGTTAACTTCTGGGCAAACACAGTTAAGATTGTTGGCGGGATTTTAATCGCTTCTGTTTTATTTTATCTGAACGCTACTTACGTAAAAAAGGAAGACTTTTTACCAGTCGCTAGGGAAATTAAAGTTCAGGCCGAGCAAATGGCTTACGTAAATAATGAGGTAAAAAGCATTTCAAGACGTTTATCTAAGATCGTTGACGATGACGGAGCCCCAGTTAATACTGATAAGATGGTTGAAATACAAAGAGATATAACTAAAATATTAACAAAGCTGGAAAATCTCAACGACAAAGTCAACGACTTAGATAAAAAGAAATAAAATGGCCTTAATGTTCTGTAGTAATTGCGGAAGTAAGCATGAATATGCTGGGTTTGCCCCAAACTTCTGCTCCAAATGTGGAAGCTCAATGGGGAGTAAAGTTTCGCAAAGCGTCGCAAAAAAGCAGCCTCAAGCTAGAGCGGTAGAAACGGAACAAGATGAAGATGACGAGCATTCCAATGTTGAGGAGGTTCCTCAGTTGGACAAGCTTGATTTGGAAGTAGAAATTGAAGGAAGTTTTAGGGCTTTTAATCTAGAAGACTTGACTCGCAACCCTCAGAATGCCTCAGTCAAGAAATTTGCGTCTAAAAGAGTAAGTGGGATAGAAAGCTTGTCACCCACTAAATATGGAAAAACCAAAGCTGAGGCGCAAGATTAGATACGAAGACAAGCAGGACGTAATAGATAGAATAATTGAAAAACATAGATATATCTGGCAATTAAAAGCAATTGCTTGGATGGATTATGATGATGTTGCTCAGATTAT